CATCCCTCGCAGGGTCTGCCTCGCCCGCCGGGCCAGGGTCGCCCGCCGCGGCCGGACAACACGCTGCCGGGCAGCGGCGAGCGGCCGGACAACACCCTGCCGCCGACCGCGCAGCCCAAGACGTAACCGGATCAGACGAGGTGAGGCGGGCTGTTACCGGCCCGCCTCAACGACACTCGCATGAGGATTGGACCCTTTTGGCGGGAACGCCCATCGGCAGCGACGACTACCGCGCGGCACTTCGCACAGTGTTGGCTGTGGCTTGGCCGAGACGGCAGCATTATCGCCATTGAATGGGAAGACTGGTGGTGATGCAGGCGTGGTATTTCGTGCTGCGCGTCACGCGGCACGGGCCATTAGTCTCGTATGGAGGTTTGATATGAAGCACCTGTTAGCTGGCGCAGCAGTGGTTGCTCTGCTTGCGAGCCCGCCGGCCAAGGCCGACACGATCATCACGTTTGGTCAAAATAGTGGTGCGAATACGATCATCGGCACCGGCGGTCTGACCGGCACCACGATCACCGGCAGCGATATCGCGGTGACTATTACTCAGATCGCCAGCGCCGATCCGACGCCGATCAGTGCCTTCCTCGACCTCAGCGCGGCCAATACGACGGGCGCTACGGTGACGGGCGGGGTTGTCGTGACGCAGCATTTCAGCGGCACGTTCTCGATCTGCTCGACGGCTTCATGCGCCCCGGCCGACACCAACTATCTGAGCGGCGCCTTTACCGATGGGGCGATTACCATCATCGGCGGCACCCAGATCGTGATGGCCGCACAGGCGGCGTTGTTTGCCTCCGACGTTATCACGGCCCTCGATCTGCCGCGCGCTATTGGGTTCTCCCTGACCAACGTGGACCCGCCGGTTTCGGTGACCGCCTGTCCTGCCTGCGACACCGGCCAGACGATTGCCTCGTTCACGGCCAGCATTGCCGGTAACGCGGCGGCCAATGCGGTGCCGGAGCCGGCCAGTTTGCTGTTGCTGGGCGGCAGCTTGTTAGGGATGGCTGGGGCGTTGGGGTGGCGCCGCCGGTTCAGCACACCATGAAGGCAGCAGCATTGCTGGCAGCGGCGGTGCTGCTGCCAGCCATCGCTCTGGCGCAAAATGTGAGCGCCTTTGCCCCGGGCGGGCCGACCGTGACCCTGGCGGCAACCGCAGCCAGCGCCCGGGTCCAGGTGCAGCCCAGCGCCAACAACAAGAGCATCCGGGTTTTTAATGGCGGCACGGTGCCGGTTTTCCTTGCCTGCGGCGATGTTGCGATCGTCGCCACGGTTGCCGCCGGGATGCCGATTGCTCCCGGCACGGTGGAGATCATCGGCTGCACCGTGACCCATATCGCCGGCATCGCCGCTAGCGGCACCGCCAGCGTCTACCTGACGCCGGGGAACGGCATGTGATGCGCCTGCTTTTGGTGGCGGCGCTCTTGCTGCTGGCGCTGCCGGCGCAGGCGGGGGTAAAGGCCGGGCCAAATGTGATGCCGGGCGGGCATCATCGGCTGCGGACGCCGGGCATATTGGACAGCTTTGCGACGCCGACCGGGGCGTACAGCTTCAGAAGACTGAAGACCGCCTATACCGGCCCGGCGATACGGCTGCGGCGGGCCAGCGACAATGCGCAATTGGACATCGGGTTTACCGCCGGCGGGGATCTCGACGTACCGGCGGCGACGACGCACTGCGCCGCGACGAGTTGCTTTGTGGTGACGTGGTATGACCAGTCCGGCGATGGTCATCACGTGATACAGACGGCAACGCCGGCTTGGCAGCCGCAATTCGTCTTCAATTGCCAAGGCGTCCTACCATGCCTGCGGACAGCGAGTACCGGGTCCTTGGCGACGGCGACGACGCAGACGGTAGCGGGGCCAATCAGCATCAGCGCAGTTGCGATACGCAACGCCGGCGTGGGCAATTGCTGGGGGGCATTTTGGGACACTAACGAATTGCGCGCCGCGGCGGCGAACACTTGGGGGGTGACCGGCACCGGCGCACCGGAGATCGTGGCCCCGGCGGCGGATGGTGCCTGGCACGCGATTACCGGCGTGCTGAACGACGCGGCAAGCGTATTGCGGGTGGACGCCACGGAAACGACGGGGACGGTGGCGCCGGATGCCGGGACTGCCAGCCTGCAGACGGCGGTCGTGTCGGCAGCGGGCACGACGTGCAGTTTCGGCGAGACCATCGTGTGGAGCGGGTACGCGCTGAATGCACCGGCGCGCGCACTGCTGGCGGCGAACCAGGCGGCGTATTGGATGCCGCTGCCGTTGGACACGTTGGCGCCGGCAGCCGGTGCCTACAGCTTCCGCAAACTGCGCACAGCCTATGCCGGCCCGGCAATGAAGCTGCGGCGGACGACAGGCGGTACGCAGGATATCGGTCTTACCGCTGGCGGTGATTTCGACACGGCGGCAGCGAGTGCGTTTTGCGCCGCGACGACGTGTTTTGTCGACACTTGGTACGATCAGTCGGGCAATACCGGAAACGTGGTGCAAGCGACGACGACGGCGCAGCCGACTTATGTTGCGGATTGCGGCAACGGCAAACCGTGCATCCAGGCGTCGGGGGCGCAGAGCGCGCCGAAGTTGGTGACTGCAGCAAACCTGACGCCGGCCACGGGTAAGACTTCGCTTAATGCGGTGGCGCGGCGCAATGTGCAGTCGTCGGCATATTGTTATCCGGTCAGCGTCGGTGACGGGTTTCCGGGAAATCAGCTTTACATCGATGGCGGCGGCGGGTCGAGCGCCTGGGCATTAACGGACGGTACGTCTTTCCTGACGGCGACCCCGGCGGAAGGGGTTTTTCACGCGGTCATTGGATTGATCAATGGTGCCGGTTCGCTGATCGGGATTGATGGGGCCGAAACGACGGGAACGGTGGCTGGCGGCGTGACGCCCCGGCCGATAGTAACCGGGATGATGACTGGCAGTGGCGGTGTGTGTAGTTGGACCGAGGCGGTTGTCTGGGATAACTACGCCCTGACCCCGCCCGAGCGCACCGCGCTGGTAGCGAACCAGCGCGTCTATTGGGGCTTTTGATGCGCTGGTGTCTCGCCGCTGTCTTTGGTGTGGCACTGGCGTTGCCGGCATATGCCGATATGTACCAGGACGCCAGTAATGCCGTGCAGCCGAAGGCTTTGAACAACCTCGGTAAGGCTGCTGGCAGCTTTTTCGCGCCAGCTTACGGCAACTGCACATGGGACGCGACGCATGATGTCGGGCCGTGCATCAACGCAGCCCTGACCGCTGCCGCCCAGGCCGGTGGCGGCACGGTAAACTTGCCGCCGGGCGCCCTTGGTCTCGCCACCAAAGTAGTGTGGCCGCAGACCGGTCAACCGATAGCGTTGCGTTGCCCCTCGGGCGGCGGCTCCGGCGCCACCGCGACGACCTTGAAATGGATCGGCGCTGTTGCTGGCCGCATGGTCGAGATCCGTACGGATAATGGCAGTGTGAAGGGGTCGGAGATCACGCAGTGCGGGTTTGATGGTAACGCGGGGCTGGCGGCGGATGGTCTTTATCTGTCGTCTGTCGATCACGGCCACTTTGACGATTTGAGTTTTGTCGGCGGGTTTAACGGCGGCAACGTTGTCAACCTGACGGTCGATAGCCCGCCGCCGGCACAGGGCAGCCAGAACAACACATTCGATAATCTGTTTGTCGCTAATGGTGTTGGCGGTGTGTACACCAGTAATCAGCTTCGCCTGGGCACCTATATTCGCGCTTCTGACGGTGTGCATGGCAATGCCGCTTTTAATGTTGCCCGCAACATTGTGATCGGCGGCAACGGTGGTACTGCGATAATCTGCGAAGGCTGCGACAACAACTATATCTCCGGCCGAGTGTTTCACAACGGCACGTCGATTGATTTAACGGTGGCGACGGCTGGCAGTCAAATGTTTCCGGCCAACGGCAATGTGTTTAGCCCGATGTATTACAGTGGTACGTTCATCGCTCGCGGGCAGACGAGTTTTCCGAGCTGTACGCCATTTCCGACCTGCACTTATAATAATTTTGTATCGATCGATGAAACCAACGCCACCCCGGCGCCGACGATTGAGCCGGGGGCGGGGTTGCAGTGGGCCAGTAACAGCGGTTATACGGTCGGCGCGCAGTTCTATGGCGTGTCCGCTAAACGGTCTGGGCTGATAGCGGCACAGGACTTGACGCTGCGAGGCAGTTGCCCGGCGAACGCGGCTTCGTACGGTACGTCAGCCACGACATATCTGTGCAATAGCGAGAATACGCCGTATGTTTTCTTTGATGATGCTGGCGGTAATCGATTTGAAATCTCTAATACTGGGTCTGGTACCGCTAAAAACCTACGTTTTAATAAAACCTCCGGGACCGGACTGTTTCAGTTTGGTGAAACCGTAGAGTTCGACAATGGGATCTTGCCGGCGGTTTATGGCGGCGGCAATCTTGGATCGGCAATCCTGCCGTTCAGCGGGCTTTATGCCAATAGCTGGGTTAGCTCCAATACTGCTCATACATGGCTGTTCAGCTTAGGGCTTGTCGCGGGTTCCGCCGACGCCGACGCAATCCTCGAAAAAGACGGCACCCGGGTGATGACCTTTAACCCGTTCGTTACCACCATCGAGCATCCAGCGACCCCACAGCGGACGATGGTCCAAGGCTCGGGTTGCGCCGTTGGGATGTTTACGGCGGACGCAAATTACATCTACTTCTGCACCGCTGCCAACACCTGGAAGCGTGCGGCATTGACGGCGTATTAAAGGAGAAATGCGTGGCACAGAGTGATACCGCGGCTTGGGCCGCATTGGTGGAGCGGGTGGAGAAGCTGGAGGAGACGGTCAAGGAGATGCGGGAGGGCCGCGAGCTTATGCAGGAGCTATACGGCGAGCCGGCGGATCACAGCGAAGAGCGGGCCGAGCGGGCGGCGCTGACGCCGCGGCGTCCTGGACGCCCGCCAGGGTCGTAATCGATGAGCGATTACGGCCTGCAAGGCTCGGCCTTTCTGGGTGATACCCTGGGCCGCGGCCAGGAACGCAAGCGCCGCGAGGAGATCATCCAGGGCCTCGATCTCGACGATCTCGACGAAGACCACGTCAAGTCCGTTATCCGGCAGGAATTGGAGAGCGCGCTCGGCCGCGACGGCGGCACTCTCAGCAGCGACCGGTTGCAGGCCCTCAGATATTACGAGGGCCAGCCGTTCGGCAACGAGGTCGAGGACGGCTCCCGATCAACCGTTGTCATGCGCACGGTATTGGAGGCGATCGAATGGGTTCTCCCCGCCCTGATCCGGATCTTTACCGCCTCAGAAAAGATTTGCACGGTAGAGCCGCCGAGGCCCGGCACAGAGAGCCAAGCCAAGCAGGCCACCGAGTATCTGAACCATGTCTTTATGCGGGAGAACCAAGGGTTCTTGGTCCTGCACGATTGGTTTAAGGATGCACTTCTGGAACGGTTAGGTTGGGTAAAATACTACTGGGACACCCAGAAGACCACCGAGACCGAGAGCTACACCGGGCTGACAAAGGAGCAGTACGACGCGCTTCT